AAAAAATGTATTACTCAATATATCTCAGTCAATCTTAACGTTACATTGGCCCAAAAGAATCGGTGTAATATGGTATATTAAAATAGGAGCTAAAAAAATGCAACCACTCGCCACCGAAGTAACGGCCAAAGCAACGGCAGAGCTAACCGCCCAAATAGAAAACGAACTAACTATCCCAACGCCTGCCTCTCCAGACGAGATTGCGAGAGCGATCTCCTCTAACATTATTTCTGTCGAAGGACAGGTGTAAATTGTGCCTACCCTCTTTTGTAAATGAGGGCGAGTTCCTGCGAGCCGTCGAAGACGCATCCAACCTTCTCGCCAAATCTTTTGCGTTTGGTTATTACGATGAAGACGATATGCGCCAGCAAGCATATCTTTTTGCATTGGAAGCGTCATGGGACAAATATGACAATAAGCGTCCTTTAGCAAATTTCTTATATTCCCACATCAAAAACAGATTCATCAATTTCAAGAGGGACAAGTTTCACCGAAACGATCCGCCTTGCCAAGCCTGCGCAACAGGTATAGGCCATGAGGGCGGATCCCTCTGCAAAAAATATATTACATGGCGGGACCGCAACGCTTCAAAAAGAAATTTAATGAAGCCGGATGAGTTTGAAGAATACGCTGTTCCAGCGCCATTAAAGGGAAATAGTGAGTATGATATGATAGATATACATGAGGTTGATGAAATGATTGATGTTCATCTGCCCGTTGAGCTTCGCTCAATTTACCTTCGCTTGAAAAGCGGCGATGCCGTTAGTAAGTCCAAGAGAGAGTTATTGTTGATTGCTATAAGGGGGATTGTCAGTGGCGGAAATGACTAAATACCAGAAAGATTTTATCACCAACAATGTTGATAAGATGTCTGTAAGACAAATGGCCAAGAGATTAAAACTTGGCATGAAAAACATTGAAGACTATATTGTAGAAAATAGTTTAATTGAAGATGAAACAATTGAAATTAAACATAAGTTGCGGCGGACAAAAACATGGGATCACTTACAAGATGAACTTTCGCCCAACGAGCTTGAATTTTTTGAAGAAAAATACTCACAATACATTAGCCAGTTTAAAGATGATGTTTTAGTAACGGAAGAAACGCAGATTTTTATTTTAATAAAACTAGAAATCATGATGCACAGGAACTCGAAAGCAAAAAAGAATGCTTCCTCTGAGATATCCCGAGTTATTAATATTCGAGATAAATTTATTGCGAAGTTCGCCGACTACAGCGATATGGAAGCGAAGGATCGTGATTATGTGTTGCAATTAGATACACAGATTCAAGCGCAAAAAACCGCCGAAGCCGCAAGGTCTGGCGAATTTATTAAACTCGAAGAAAAACATCAGGCCTTACTTAAAGATTTAAAAGCGACTAGAGATCAGCGTGTCAGTCGTGTCGAATCTTCTAGAGAGAGTTTTATCGGGATTATTAAGAAATTGCAATCTGACGATGAGCGGGAAGCAACCGGGCGACATATGGAACTCATGAAAAAGGTAAGCGATAGAGAAAAAAATAGATTGGGGCGAGCCCACACATTTGTAGACGGAAATGAGGATCTCCCAATTCTAAATGCGGAGACAATTAATGCCGAATAATATAAATCATTTTTTAGTAATACGGGATACCCGAGAACAAACCGGCTGGCAATTCACCGCCGGAAAAACTTGTCTAGGGACTAAGGCGGGGACTTTGAAAACCGGCGACTATACGGTCGAAGGATACGAAAATCTTTTAAGTATTGAGAGGAAGGGCAGCGTTCAAGAATTCGCCCAAAATCTCATGGACGATAGATTTTTTCGCGAAATGGAACGCATGAAAGAATATAAATACGCTTATCTTATTTTAGAATTTACCGCCGAAGATTTATTTAATTATCCAGAAAGTGCAAATATTCCATCAGCGGCAAAAGCTAGGATTCGCACCAATGGAAATTTCTTAATGTCCAAAACAATACACTTGCAAAACAATTATCCAATTAAAGTATTTTTTGCCGGAAGAAAAGGCAAGGACATGGCTTATTACATAATGAAAATGGTGACGGATGTTGAACCAAGACGAACTACTTAAAAGTCTAATAGACAATGCTTGGCTCCTCTCAGACCTTGATCTTGTTAATGTAGATCAAGACTCTTCACTAAAAGAATTAGTAGATTTAGTTACTGTTGAAAAAGATGTTGACCACCCATTAAAACATTTGCCACAAGAAATTACTTCAGAACATATTATTCGGATTATGCGAAATCCAGAATATTTTCCATTCACATGCAAAGTTTTATTCAACATTGACATTCTACCATTCCAACATTTAATTTTAAAAGAGCTTTGGAATAAGCCCTTTCCTATGTTGATAGGAAGTCGTGGACTTGGTAAAAGCTTTATTCTTGCGGTTTACGCAATGCTTCGCTTAACCTTTACTCAAGGATGCAAAGTAGCTATTATCGGTGCGGCGTTTCGTCAGTCTAAAGTTATTTTTGAATACATGGAAAAGCTTTGGTCGGATGGCCCGATTTTAAGAGACTTGTGCGGAAGCGGCAAGGGGCGTGGTGGTCGTGAACAAGGTCCCCGTAGAGACATCGACCGATGTGAAATGATTATCGGCGATTCTGTTGCTATTGCACTTCCTCTAGGAAATGGAGAGAAGATCAGAGGTCAACGTGCCAATTATATCATTGCCGACGAATACGCATCAATCTCAGAAGAAATTTACCAGAATGTTGTACGGGGCTTCGCCTCCGTTAGCGCCGACCCTGCCTCGCTAGTAAAACATAAGGCAAAAATCAAAGTTTTAAAGAAGTTGAATTTGTGGACAGATGAAAACGAAAAAGAAGAAATAAAAAATATGAGAAGCAACCAGAATATTATTTCTGGTACGGCCAATTATTCATTCAATCATTTTTATAAAACATGGAAAACATACAAGTCGTTTATTGAAAGTCGTGGCAATAAAGAAAAGTTGCAAGAGATATTTGACGGGCCTGTACCAAACGGATTTGACTGGCGTGACTTTTCAATTATGCGAATTCCTGTCGATCTTTTGCCGCTAGGTTTTATGGATGAAAAACAAATTAGTTCGGCCAAAGCTACATTGTCTAAGTCAAATTACTCAATTGAATTTGGGGCGACCTTTGCAACTGATAGCGATGGGTTTTTTAAGCGTAGTTTAATTGAATCTTGCACAGTTGGAAAGCCCGGATCGTCTGTAAAAGACGCTGAGGGAAATGATATTTTATTTGGTTCTGATTTAATGGGCGATGATAATGTTTGTCATGTAATTGCTGTTGACCCTGCTTCAGAAAAAGATAATTTTTGCGTTATTATTATTGCTTTATACAATGGATATCGTGGTGTTGTGCATTGTTGGACAACTACTAGAGCTGCTTTTAAAGCAAGATTAAAACACAATATTGTTAAAGAAGAAAACTTTTATGCTTTTTGCGCAAGAAAAATTAGAGATTTAATGTCGGCGTTTCCAAATGTCGTAAGAATTGTTCTTGACTCGCAAGGTGGTGGTTTTGCAATCGAAGAAGCTTTGCAAGATAGATCAAAATTGCGTGAAGAAGAACAACCAATTTGGCAAATTGTTGATGATAATAAAGAAAAAGATAGTGATAACAAGCAAGGCTTACACATTTTGCAAATGGCTAATTTCGCAGATTCAAAATGGACAGTCGAAGCCAATCACGGAATGAGAAAAGATATGGAAGACAAAATATTATTGTTTCCATATTTTGATTCTGCTGCTGTTGGACTTGCATATGAAGAAGATAAAGCTTCAGGAAGATTAGTCGTCGATGAAGATGATGAAATTAAACTATATGATACTCTAGAAGATTGCATGATGGAAATTGAAGATATGAAAAATGAACTTGCATCAATCGTGCATTCTGAAACAGCAAGCGGAAGAGAAAGATGGGATGTTCCATCCGTAAAACTACCGGGATCTAAGGCTGGAAGACAAAGAAAAGATAGATATTCTGCGCTTCTTATGGCCAATATGGGCGCTAGACAAATTCAAAGAATTGATGCTCCTCCCGAATATACTCCAAGAGGAGGATTTGCAAATGCGGTTAGATATAATGACACAGAAGAAATGTATACAGGCCCTGCATGGTTCGTAAACGCAGTCAAAAACATAGATTATGGTGCCTCTGTCGCTAGAGACGGGGTAGAATTATTTGACCCTTCAACATAGGAATAAAAAAATGAGCGAAGAAAATAATAAACCTTTATTTGTTACTTGGACCGACGAAGAGGGTAGTTTTGCAAAAGCGTCTAAAGAAGCAAATGTAAAAAATTACACGGCAGTTAAGGCTTCAAACACTTATCAAAACATTGCGCAGCCAAATGTTTCAGTTCGTCAAGGTTATGACAGAAGAGATTACGATTTCTTTCGTCCCGGCGAACAGATTCCAACTCGGGAATTAGATATTATTGCAGCTTGTATGCAATCATATGAAAAAATTGGAATTGTACGCAACACAATTGACATGATGAGCGAATTTGCATGTCAAGGAATTGATTTAGTGCATCCAAATCCGAGAATTGAAGACTTTTATAAGCAATGGTTTGCAAAAGTTAACGGTAAAGAGCGAACAGAAAGAATTTTGAACTTATTTTATCGAGCTGGAAACTTAATTGTTAAGAGAAATACGGCAAAATTAAAGCCAGAAGATGCTGACAACCTAAAAAAAGGCATTGCTGCCGATGTCAAAGTCGAAAAAACTAAAACTGTTAAGCCAATGGAGATACCTTGGGAGTATGTAATCTATAATCCTTTGGCAATTGAGGTATATGGATCAGAATTAGCTCCATATTGGGGCCAAAAATACTTCAAATATGGAATTAGAATCCCAGAATTCATTGATAAAAAGCTTAAAAATCCAGAAGCGGAAGTTTTTCGTGAATTTATTAGCAAAGTTCCAAAAGAAGTAACAGATTTGGCTAGAAAAGGAGGGAAAGTTATCCCATTAGACTCAGATAAAATCTGTGCGCTTTATTATAAAAAGGATGATTGGCAAGTTTGGGCGAAGCCCATGATATTTGCTATCATGGAAGATCTTATTATGCTCCGGAAAATGAAACTTGCCGATCTTTCTGCTCTAGACGGCGCTGTTAGTCATATCCGTATGTGGAGATTGGGTTCGCTTGACCATAAAATCATGCCGACCGAGAATGCCATCGCTCGTTTGGCTGAAATGTTGATGAATAATGTCGGCGGTGGTACTATGGACTTGATTTGGGGCCCAGAATTGGACTTCAAAGAAAGTTCTGTCGATATTAGTAAGTTTTTGGGCGAAGAAAAATATAGGCCTATATTAAATAATATTTTTGCAGGCTTGGGTATTCCTGCTGGATTAACTGGCTTGCCTACCTCTCAAGGCTTTTCAAATAATTATATCGGCCTTAGAACTCTTGTCGAGAGACTTGAGTATGGTCGTGATAAAGTTGTTCAATTTTGGGCTAATGAAGTTAAAATTGTTCAGCAAGCTATGGGCTTTAGACAGCCAGCACAAATAGTATTTGATAAGCATGTGTTATCTGATGAGTCTGCCATGTTAAGACTGCTTGTAGAAATGTCAGATAGAAATCTTATCAGCGATGAGGCCATCCAAGAGAGATTTGACCTTATTCCTGAAATTGAAAGGGTGCGCCTTAATCGTGAAACACGAAGGCGTGAAAACGAAAGTATGCCTGCTAAACTTGGACCATTTTCTACCGATACAAAAGAAGCAGTTAAGAAAATATTTGCTCAGAATGGAAGAATGGGGCCAAGTGATTTTAACATCGAAGCAAATGATGTTGTTGAAGCTGAACCAAAACCAAATACTGCTCCCGTCAATGAAGAAAAGCCAAAGGGCGAGCCGGGACAAGGAAGACCTCCCGGTAAGAAAGATGACCTTAAACGCAATCGTAGAACGATTAAACCTGTCAATGCTTCGCATTGGTATGAAGAAAAATATTATAAAATTGAAGAAATAACAACTCCTGCTTTTTTAGCAAGTGTTAACAAGGCTTCAGTTGAAGATTTATCAGATAAAGAATATCAATCATTTGAAAATTTTAAAATTGGTTTATTGTCACAATTTATGCAGAAAGATAGTGTAACCAAGCAAAAAATACAAGCTGCGCTTTCTTCTGAGATTGTTATTCCCAAGCCTTTAAAAGCTCTAATTAAATTAACAGAACAAAAGCTAGAAAACAAACAAAAAAGGCCTCTAGAATTCTATCAAAAAAGAAAAATAGCATTATCTGCGTATGCAATTTATGCTAGCGATAATAAAATGGTGTAAAATTATTTTGGAGGATGAATAAAATGAATATACCTATTTTCAAAGCTGAAAAAGAAGCAGGACTAGAAGACTTAATTAAGACTTCTGCTGCCGTCGCATTATGCGGTGATGCTGATTTGGTAGATTCATTTGAAATTCCCTCAACAGCTAAAGCTTATCTTCTTGCCAAAGCTGAAAATAAAAATCAAATCGACCTTGCTTATTTAAAAACTATTTTAGTTTCTACGGGCTGGAATCTCAATGATGATGTATTCGATCCTCTAGAAATGTGGTCTGCGAAATCTAGCCCAGAAGATAAGCCTTTTAATTACGAGCATTGTCAAGATGACATCATCGGACATATAACTGGATGTTATGCTATTGATAACAATGGCGAGATGCTTTTGGATAATTTAGATTATAAGTCTGTACCTCAAAACTATCATATTGTCGCCTCTTCTGTGCTTTATAAAATTTGGGAAAGCCCCGAGAAGCAAGAGCGAATGGACAGCATCATTAAAGAAATTTCTCAAGGAAAATGGTTTGTAAGCATGGAAGCTCTCTTCCAAGGATTTGATTATTCTATCAAGTCTGCGAAGGGAACTGAAATTATTGCTAGAAATGAAAAGACGGCATTCTTAACTAAATATCTTAAAGCTTATGGTGGAAATGGTAAGTTTGAGGATGCGAAAATTGGTCGTGTTCTTAGAAATATTGTTTTTTCCGGTAAGGGATTAGTTAGAAAACCAGCAAATCCTGATAGCGTTATTTTATCTTCGAGTAAAGCTTCGGGGTATGATCAAAATGAACCCATTAAGGAGAACGAAATGACTGAATTAGTTTTAGCCCAAGAAAAAGCCGCTGAACTTCAAGCTCAACTTGAAAATGCTCAGGCTGAATTGGCAAAAATCAAAGCCGAAAAGCAACTTACTGATCGCATCTCGACGATTGCTTCTAAGTTAGAAGCTAATCCTGAGGAAGCTACCACTTTGGCTACTGCTCTTAATACTCTTGCTGATGCAGAGTTTAATACCGTAGTTGCTACTGCTGAAGCTTATATGTCCACCAAGTTGTCGGCTTATAAAGCAAAAGCAAACGATCTTTCCGAAATTAAAGCAGCCCTTGAAGATTTAATGAAGGGCCAAAAAGAAATGAACGATAAGTTCCACGAAAAGATGGAACCCGTTGAAGATCCTGAAGGCCCAGCTACTCCAGAAAAAGAAGCTGAAGCAGTCAAAATGCCTGCTGGCCCAGCAGCTAAAACACCTGTCAAGAAGATCTCTGGCCCTTTCAAAATGGGCGGTTTGCCTAAAGAAGCGGCCCCTATCGTAACGGGATCTGATCACTCTGAAGAAACTAGTTCTTCTGAGCTTTTAGACAGCGCCAAGCCAAATGAAGAACCAGCTTTGGCATCTGCTCCTGTAGAAGCAGATGAAATGAGCAAAATTGCGGCTCAAATCGCATCTTACCTCAATTTAGATTCTAGAAAAGAAGAAGCGAAAGTTTAAATTTCTATTATAAGGAGAACCTGAAGATGGCTCTTAAACCTGATCGTTCTATTGAGACAACTGAAATCACTTTAGTGTGCAACGATGTCATTGTCAAGGGCGCAGTCCTTGTTTATGGCACCGGAGCAACCACTTCGGCATCTGGTGCGGGCGTTTATACTCCCGGCGCTGCTGAATTTGCTGCTAACTCTTCTGGCCGTATTCCGGCTGGTCTTAGCCTTGCAAACTTCGTTAATATTGACCAAACCCGTCAGAAGAGGAACTTCCACAAGGACGAGCAAATCGTCGGTGAAAAGGTTCCTTTGCTTCGTAGGGGTTGGGTTATCACCGACCAAATCGCAGCTGTAACTCCCGCCGTTGGCGATACTGCGTATCTTGGCGCTTCTGGCTTATTAACCAACTCTTCGGCATCTGGTGCGCCTAAGGTTGGCCAATTTGCGACCAAGAAGGACGCAGATGGTTATGCCAAGGTTCATATTAACTTACCGCAAGTATAATTTAATTAACAATTAGGAGAAAATTCAGATGAAAAAGCCTACAGCCGAAATGATTGATTTGCTTCGTCAAGCGGGAGATAACCGCTACGAATGCGCTACCGCAGCCCAGTTAGAGCTTGCTAAGGCTCTTACTCTTCCTCTTCGTCAGGGGATCTTGAAGGGTGACATCATTAGCGGGATCTATGAGCCCGTTTATTTTGCCCCCGGTACTGCCGTTGAATTCCCCTTGGACTTCATCGCTCCCGGCACCGAACGTGATTATGTCGCTTATACGGTTCCTGCCCAAGGCCGGATTCCTGAGCGCCATATCGAAGGTGACTTCGTAATGGTTCCTACCTATGAAGTAGGTAGCTCCATCGACTTCGCAATGAAGTACGCTCGCGATGCCCGTTGGGACATTGTTGGTCGTGCTATGCAAGTTCTCGAAGCGTCTTTCACTCGCAAGATGAACGACGACGGCTGGAGAACCCTCCTTTACGCCGGTTACGGTCGCAACCTCACCGTTTACGATGATGCTGCTACTGCTGGCCTCTTCACCAAGCGTCTTATCGCTTTGATGAAAACCGTTATGCGTCGTAACGCTGGTGGTAACTCGACCTCGGTTAACCGTGGTCAGCTTACCGACGTTTACGTCTCTCCTGAAGCGATGGAAGATATCCGTAGCTGGGATCTTTCTCAGGTCGATGACTTCACCCGTCGTGAGATCTATCTTGCAGGCACCGGCAACGATGAGTTTGGTCAGACCTCTCTCTTCGGTGTTCGCCTCCACGATCTTGACGAATTGGGCGTTGGTCAAGAATATCAAAACTATGCCGTTAACACCCTCGGTGTTTCCCTCCCCGGCAGCAAGACTGAACTCGTTGTTGGTCTTGACCTTTCCAAGGGCGACTCGTTCGTTATGCCTTGGAGACAGGAAATCGAAGTATTTGAAGATCCTACCTTCCATCGTCAACGCAGAGTTGGCTTCTACGGCTTCGGCGAATACGGTTTCTCCGTACTCGACAGCCGCAGAGTATTGCTCGGCGCTCTTTAATAAAAAGCGTTTTAATTGCAAAGAGAATAGGGGGCCAAAAGCCCCCTGTTTTCTTTTATATGGGTGTATTTTTCATATAGGAGAAATACTATGTCAAGAATTATATCTAGAATTATTGATCAATATGATTTTGAAGGTCCTCCACTATCTGGAAAAGCATTAGTTTATGATAGTGCGACACAAAAATTTAAAACTTTATCTATTAATGGAAATGGTAGTGGTACTGTTAATTATGTTAGTGGAAGTGGAACTGTAAATGGCATTACATTAACTGGAAATGTCACTTCTTCTGGGACATTAAATTTAGGTGGGAATCTTTCAAATGTATCTTTATTGTCTCAAGTAAGTGGAATTTTGCCAATAGCAAATGGTGGGACTTCATCAAGCACAGCAACTGGAGCTCTTTCTGCTTTAGGCGCAATTGGAAGCATAACTTCGACCAATGGATCTGTATCTGTTACAAATAGTGGAACTAATGTTGATTTATCTG